GTCGCGCTCCTCCGCGCGGCGGACGCCGGCGGCGCGAATCATCTCATAGTACTCTCTGTCCCCGCGCTTCGCCAGATAGCGGTAAGCGATAATCGGCTGGGTGGAAAGGCGCTCACGGATGTTGTCGGGGTCGGCGAAGTCCAAAAAGCCCTCCCGATACAGATCGGTAACGCAGTTCTCGGCATACCAGGCAATGCGTTCCTGGAACGGAAAATGGATGCCCGCCGGCGTCTGACTCGGATCCGTGGGATCATCCCGATAGCAAACGGCGTCGTCTTTGTCAAGGTTGACGTAGTAAACGCAGCGGTAATCCGCCGCCATGGCGGTGATCATGGCATCCGCCTGGGTCTTGGCGATGGTATCCGTCACATCCATGCAGATGCCCAGAACGCAGAGGCGCTCCTCGGGATCGACGAATTTGATCTTCGTCGTCTGAAAATGGCGCATGACGCCGTTCCGCTCGGCCACATCCTCAGAGTAAACATAGGGCTCGTCCATGGACAGCGCTATCCGGTCGCGCTCCATAAAATGCGCCGCGGCGGCAGGATGAAAGATCTGCGCGTCCGTCCGTCCGATGACGTCCTCCGGGCTTTTCACATGCGCGTAATCGGCGAAGGCCTGGTTGCAGGCCAGATAGACGCCGGTCTCCGCGTCCTTTGTGAAGCTCATGGCGGGCATGTTGTTCAGCAGCGCATCCATCGACTGCTGTTTTCTTTTTATCGAGATTCCCTTATTGTTCGCTTTCATTTTTCTTCCCCGATTCCCACGTTTTTCGCCTGTCAGTTTCCGATGCGCGCCGCGGAGGGCATGATCAGGTTTCGCCGTCGTATCCGCAGACCGTATCGGGATCGTCCTTTATTCTTTCCGCCGCGGCGGATGCACGGGCGAAGCGCTCTTCCGGATCCGGCTCACGCTTCGCATTTACAAAGACGCCGAAGCGCAGGCTGACCCTGTCCGCCATCTCTTTGTCGGCAAATACGTCGGCGGTGAATTGCCGCAGCAAAGACGCATAATCCTGCTGATGGGGACAGTACAGCAGGAAGGTGTCGCTGCCCTGCCGACAGCCGATACCGCCGGTCTGCCGCGCCAGCTTCCGCAGGGCAGCGCCGATGGCGCTCAGCAGACGGTCGCCGAATTGCCTGCCGTATTGCTGATTGATCGCGTAAAAGCGGTTCACGTCGCAGACGACGGCGTCCAGCGTCGTGTCTTTGTAGATATGGTCGAGGCGGGAGACGTAGCGGAAGAAATAGTCCCTGTTCAGCAGTCCCGTGAGCTTGTCGCGCTCCGTGTGGCGGATCAGGTCACGGTCCTCGGACAGCTCGATGCACTTGGCGATACGGGCTTTGACGATCTCAATATCCGGATACGGCTTGGGGATGAAGTCCATCGCGCCGATGCGCAGGCAGTCAAGCTCCGCCTCCTGATCCACGGTCAGGATGATCACCGGGATCGACATCAGGTCTTCATCGACCTGCATCTCGGCGATCACCTCGCGGCCGGACATGTTCGGCATGATCAGGTCGAGGAGGACAAGGTCGATCTCTCCGGCGTGGTCGCGCAGCACCTGCAGGGTCTCGACGCCGTCCGCGGCGTAGAAAATGTCATAATCCTCTTCGAGCAGGTCGCCGAGGATCTCGCGGTTCATCTCGATGTCGTCGGCGATCAGAACGGCCTTGCGCACGTTGATCGCGGGGATGACCTGCGGCTGCAGATCACTCTCGGACGGCTCAGAATCCGGGGAGAAAGCCTCCTTCATGCGCTGCTTTCGCTCGTACATGGCCTTGTCGGCCTCTTCGGCGACCTGCAGAAGAGAAGGATGTCTATCCTTGTCGTATTCCGCCATGCCGGCGGACACGATCCCTCCCAATCGGATCTTGGAACGGTCGGAGGGAACGGCATTGATCTGATTCATCAGCTCCTTCCGGACGCGGTAATCCTCGCCGGAGAGAATGGCGATGAACTCATCGCCTCCCACCCGGAAGACCGGACTTTTCTTGAAGATGGTACAGATCTTTTTGCAGGCTGCCCGGATGCAGGCATCCCCTTCCTTGTGGCCATAGAGATCGTTGACTTTCTTCAGGTCGTTGATGTCGAAGACTGCCACCGCAAAGGGTTCCTGTTCTCCCTTCTCAATGGCAGCATTGATTCTTTTCTCCCACTGAATGTATGCGTTTTTGTTTTTTGCCCCTGTGAGGGGGTCGATGTCTGCCATCCGCCTGGCCTCAGAGAGATTCTGTGCGGTCTCCTTTTGTTCCGTGATGTCGATAAAGACCCCGACGTAGGTGACGGGAGAGCCGTCGGGGCGGCGTATGGGCTTGCCCACAGCCCGGTACCAGCGGTAGCCTCTGTTCTTCGTCAGCAGACGGTATTCCACGTCATAGGTCTTCTGACCTGTGTAGTCGGAGAGGGTGTCGTGAAACGCCTTCAGCACCCGTTCTTTGTCGTCGGGGTGCAGCAGGTCGGACCAGGATTCCAGAACGTCCGGAAAGTCCTCCCGGCTTTGGTAGCCCAGCATTCGCCGGAACTCGTCGCTCCAGTTGACCCTGACCATCACACCCTCTTTATCGAAGTCCATGGACCATTTGCCTGACCCGAGCATCTCGTGAATGGTGTTGAGAGAAGCGGCTTCGCTTCCCAATGCAGCATTCAGTTCATTCACGCTCTTGAACTCACGGATCTCCGCCCTTTTCAGCTCGCAGACAAGCAGCATATCCGCAGCGATGCCGATCAGGGAAACAATGACCTTCTGCATATTCTGGGGCGTGAACTGCGTAAAGCTGTGATCGGTGGAGAAAAAGAACAGGGTATAGCCGAACATGATCACGGCCGCCGTAATCCCGCCGCCGTATCCGAACAACGCGGAGCACAGGACAAGGCCCGCGATCAGAATCATATTCGGATTGGGAACATTGCCATAAAACACAAACAGGATCAGGGCAGCCATAATCGCTGTCGTTATAAGAATCTTTTTGGGCAGGCCGACCTGCAGCTGCATGAGCGTGTTCTTTCTCAGCTTATCTGCCACCTTCTGTCACCTCTCTGTTTTCAGATAACAACATCCTAAGACTGTATTATACCACAAAATCTTTCCGGGAGATGGTTTTTTTCCGGTGGAATAAAAAAAATGCTGTTCGGTTGTCCGAACAGCGAGAGAAATATTTTTTGGGGAGCGGATGGACCGAAGGCTAGGAATTCAGCATGCGGAAGGCGGCGGCGTTGTCCCGGTAGAGCCTTTTGAACACCTGATAATTGCGCTCATAGATCTCTTTGTTCCCGGGATCGGGGATGTAGGTGTGATTTGCCTTTACAAGCCGGCAGGAAAGCTCGAGCACGTCAACCCCCCTGATGCCTGCCGCAACGGTCAGGGCAGCGCCCATGGCGCCGACGGACTGGGTGTTGTCGATCGTCTCAATCGTCCGGCCGGTAATGTCGGCCAGCACCTGACAGGTAAGCGGCGAGAGCGCGCCGCCGCCGACAAAACGAATCGGATCGGAGGTCTGCACCTTCTTCGCCTCACATTCCAGCAGCCAGCGCAGGTGATAGCAGATGCCCTCGAGAACGGCGCGAAGCATATCCCGTTTCCCGTTCTCCAGGCGGATATTGAAAAACATCGCGCCGGCACGGGAGTCCTCAAAGGGGCTGCGGTTGCCGTGGAGCCAGGGGGTAAAGATCACGCCGTTTGCCCCCGGGGGGACCTTGCTGACTTCGTCTGAGAGATAATCATAGAGGCTTCGATACTTGCCTTCTATATCGGTCACTTTGATCGGCTCCAGAAAAACGCCGACCTCATCCAGGGCAAGATGATCCATGACCCATTCAAAGCACTTCCCTGCGGTCTCCAGCTCGGCATAATAATTATAATAACCGCGTTTGGCCGACAGCGCGCCGGTGATCATCGCGCTTACGTCAACCGTCTGATGATCCATAAAGGTCGAAACCCAGCCGGAGGTGCCGACATAGATATGGGTGTCGCCCGGCCTTGCGCTTCCGGCACCGAGATTGACAAAGGTCACATCCCCGCCGCCGCCGTATACGGGGGTCCCTTCCGGAAGGCCGAGCTCGTCCGCCGCCTTTTTTGTCAGACCGCCGGCCAGGTCGGTGCATTCGATAATCTCGGGCATATGCTCGGGCTTTACGCCGTACATCTTCAGAAGGCCTTTGTTCCAGCCCTCTTTTCCTTTGCGTGTGTCATAGAGGAAGGTCGCGAATGCGGAATCGGCGGTCATTGCGATCCTGCCGGTGCAGCGCGAGGTGAGATAATCGCCGACATCCAGCCACTTGCAGACCCGCCGAAAGACATCGGGCTCGTTGTTCTCGACCCACTTGTACTTCCAGACCGGGTCCTTGACACTGGCGGACGCGGCACAGTTCACGCGCAGATTCCGCACAAGCTTCAGCGCATCGCAGCCGGCCGTCCGGATGAGGCCGCCGCCCATGCAGTCCCTGAACTCTTTGACGCCCCGCTGATCAAGATAGTTCATCGCGGGCCGGAGCGCGGTGCCGTGTTCATCGACGAGAACCGTGCTCTGCATCTGTGAGCAGAAGGCCATGCCCCGAACATCCCCGGGGCTGACATCCGTTTTGCGAAACACCTCGCGCGTGGTGGAACACAGGGCAGCCCACCACTCTTCCGGATCCTGCTCGGCGCCGCCGTTATCCAGGATCGTAAGCCCATAAGAGGCCGAGGCGCCGGCCACAAGGCGGACCTCAGAATCGATGTCAAAGAGACCGGTTTTCACATTGCTGGTACCAACATCATAAATGATGATATACAACGCGAGTTTCCTCCGTGTGCTGCAGTATTTGAGAAATGTCCCGCACGAAAGCGGTCAGGGCTCCTTTTTCGCCTGCTCCGGTTTTTCCGCCGGTTTTTCCGCCGGCTTTTCGTCGGTCTTTTCCGCTTTGTTTTCCTCTGGCTTTTCAAACCACTTCGCCGTGTACTTGAAAAGCATCGGATAAACGCCGAGGACGGCAAAAACCACCAGGGTGTAGCGCACGGTGCGGACGAGCAGGGAGGCCATCTCGGCGGAATTCAGGAAATCCTGGCTGAAGGGCATTTTCAGCAGGGTGTTCAGCCCGAAGAAGACAGCGACACCGCCCACGACACGCAGGATGCAGCGGAGCACGCCGCGAGTGTTTTCAAAGTTGACATACTTCTGCTCGAACTCCATGGCCAGGGCAAAGCCCAGCAGCATCCCATAGCCCTCGAAGAAGTCATGACTGCGGCAGTAGAAAAAGCCGGGCAGGGTGACCAGCAGCATCATGGCGTAAAGCATGCGGTCGTTGTTGAGCTTCTTCTGCAGCCAGGGAACAAAGAGGATGACCGCAAGGCCAAGCAGCCAGCCGCAGAGGACGTCGGTGGGATAATGGACGCCCAGGCAGAAACGGGACACGCCGATCAGCAGCGCGAGAAGCACGGCGATCACCGTGAGGGCCTTGTTCTCCCGCTTATAGAGCGCGATGGAGCCGTAGACGGTCACCGCGTTTGTGGAATGGCCGCTGGGGAAGGAATACTCCTGAGCGGCGATGTTGAAGATATCCGCGTCCTTCTTAATCGGCTTGAGACACTTGATCTCGGGCGTGTCAAAATACGGTCTGCGGCGGAGAACGGCGCATTTGATCATGGGATTCAGCACCAGGGCGAAGAGCGCGTTCATGCCCACGAAGCGGCCGAAGCGCTTGTCATAGCACCAGTAGAGAGGAAGCCGAGCACCGCCACGCAGGCCAGCTCCTCACCGAAGGCGGAGATAAACGAAGCCAACGAGGTCCCAAAGCTGCCCATATGTGCCTGCAGCCAGATGATCAGGTCAACCTCCCACTGGAAGAAAAAAGTATTGCCGGTCAATTCCATATCATTGACCTCCCTTATAGAATGTCATGTTATTATAGCGCATTTCGGCGCCGCAGTCGAGGGGGTTCCAGAATGTCAACAGGAAAAATCAGAACAGGCGTGTGCCTGCACGCCCGTTCGTCCCGTCAGCCGGCCTCGGCAAAGCTGTCCACAAAGGCGTTCCATTCCGTCTGCCACTGCGCAAGCAGCGCCTGGGTCTCGTCCTCGGGAAGGCCGCCGTACAGGATGGCATTGCGGCACAGCTCCTTGATCTCGGCGATGCCCAGATCCCAGGAAAGAATCACGGCATAATAGTCGTCGGTCAGCGGGGCATTGGTCAGGAACAGCCCGTCATCCGAGCAGATGACGACCGGCAGATCCTGCTGGAGATAGATCAGGCCGGGATGCAGACGCATGTCCGAGACATAGCCAAGGCGATAATTGCTGATGGGGCAGATCTCGAGGGCGATCCCCTTCTCGCGGAACTTCTGCAGGAGCTCGGGGAAGCGGTAGAGGTTAAAGCCATGGCCGACACGCGAAGCGCCGAAGAGATAGGCGTCGATCACATTGTCGTTTTCCATGCGGAGGCTCTCGCCGGCATGAAGGAAGGTCTGCAGGCCGCTTTCCCTCACCTCGTCCGAGAGGAAAAAGTCGGCATACTCGCTCAGAGGCTTGCTGGCATCCTCTTCGTTCACGAGGTCAATGCCGATGATGAAATCCTTCGGATTCGCGGGGTCGTATTCATCCTTGATGTCGCGGCTCAGGTGAATGACGCTGCGAAGGATCTGCTGGGCAAATTCCTTTTCAAAGAAACGGTTCTTGCCCGAGGTCCCGATCACGCGGACGGTAAAGTTGGGATATTCATCCTTCACATGATAGTAGGCGTCACGGACCAGGCGGATCCTGTTGCCGACACTCTCCTCATCGCCGAAGAGGATCAGCCGCAGCTCGAGCAGGTCAACGTTGTTCTCGCAGGTGTACCGGAAGCCCTCCTCATAGAGGGACTGCAGAAGCGCCTCGTCCGCCTGCAGCCCCATAACAACGGAAAAGAGGCGTTCAAAGCTGGCCCAGCGGCCGTTCGGCACATCCAGGTCCGAGCTCACGAGGATCTCGCGGAGCTCGGATTCGGAGAGCAGGCCGGAAGAGAGCGCCTCGTTCAGAGGGACGGCGTTTTCCGGCGCGTTGGACGCCACATACAGATAGCCGTATGTCGGGCCTTCCTCCGGGACGATGAACACCTTCCCGCTGTCCTTCAGGATCCGGATAAAGCGCGAGACCGGAATCACCTTGTCATCGTGGACATGCAGGTCCCCGCCCTTCGGGAGCTCGCGGCAGAAGCGGTAAAGCTCTTCATGGACGGGCGAACCCTCCCAGTCGATGATCGCATAGGGGACGGTGGAGGGATAAAGCTGATCCGCCTCCTGCTTCATCCGGGTGAGCATATCGTCCAGCCTGCGCTCGTTCTCCGAAAGATTCTCCTCTGTCGGGATCCGGAGCTGATAGTCCTCGCGGCTTTCCGGCTCGGCGGCCTCGGCCGAAGGGAAGCACGCCAGAAGTGCGGCAGTCAGGATCATGCAAAGTGTTCTTTTCACGATCTCCATGAAAAAAGCCCCCCTGGTTTCTGAATCATCGGGAAGGGCCCCGTGATAGAGGCCGCATCCCTGTTCCAATATAACCAGTACGGAGGCAAAGGGCAAGCCTTTTTTTATAAAAGCGCTCAGACAGAAGCGCCCGGCGGGAAGCCGGGCGCTGCGGAATCAGAACAGGATATCGGAGAAGCCCTCGTCGTCCATGACGACGGCGGCGATGTTGCGGCGGTCAGCCAGGCTGACCTTGGACTTCTCAAGCTGGGCCGCCACGATGGCGGCCTCCTTCGAGAGGCAGGTGCAGAGGACGGAATCCTCGGGCTTTCTGATGACGGCATACATGGGCATGACACTCCTTTTCTTCTCTTATTCTCTTCTTCTCTTATTCTCTTATTCTCTTATTCTCAGATTATTCGCGGGACAGAAGCCGGAGCTCGTCCAGCATGGTGAGATAATCGATATCATCCAGGCGGCAGAGCCCGAGATCATCGGGCAGCTCGTCTATGATATCCATGATGTTTTCCATAGTTCACCTCGGTATGAGACAGGGGCGCGTCAGGCCCCGAGCGGCTGCAGGCTCCGGAAGGAGCCCATCTCGGCCGCGCGCTGGAAGATCAGCGCCTCGACGCGCTCGCGGATATCCGGACGGTCGAGCAGGAAGCTCTTGGTGCCGTCCCGGCCCTGGACGCGGTTGTCCTCGACCGTATACCAGGCGCCGGCCTTGTCGATGATCCGGAGCTTGACGGCCAGGTCGACCACCTCGCCGATGCGGGAGATGCCCTCGCCGTACATGATATCGAACTCGGCCTCTTTAAAGGGGGGCGCGACCTTGTTCTTGGTGACCTTGGCGCGGGTGTGGCTGCCGACGATCTCGCTGCCGAGCTTGAGCTGCTCGACGCGGCGGACGTCGATACGGACGCTGGCATAGTACTTCAGCGCGAGGCCGCCGGGGGTGGTCTCGGGATTGCCGTAGATGACGCCGATCTTTTGCCGGAGCTGGTTGATGAAGACGACGGTGCAGTTGTTCTTCGAGATGCAGCCGGCCAGGCGGCGCATGGCCTGACTCATCAGGCGGGCAAGCACGCCGACGGAGGAGTCGCCGATCTCGCCCTCGAGCTCGGTACGGGGGACCAGGGCGGCGACGGAGTCGACCACGACGACGTCCACGGAGCCGGAGCGCACAAGGGACTCGCAGATGTCCAGGGCCTGCTCGCCGGTGTCCGGCTGGGAGATCAGGAGGTCGTCGATATTCGCCCCCAGGGCTTCGGCATAGGCAGGCTCGAGCGCATGCTCGACATCGATATAGGCGGCCGTGCCGCCGGACTGCTGGGCGGAGGCCACGATGTGGAGCGCGAGGGTGGTCTTGCCGGAGGCCTCGGGGCCGTAGATCTCGACGATGCGGCCGCGGGGCACGCCGCCGATGCCGAGGGCCAGGTCCAGCGCCAGAGAGCCGGTGGAGATCGCCTCGACATTGAGCGGGATATCGTCGCCCAGGCGCATGATGGTGCCCTTGCCGTAGTCGCGCTCGAGGCGGGCGATGACGGTATCGAGGGCCTTTTTCTTTTCCTCCGCGGTGCCGTTTACGGCGGAGACCGGAAGGTCCTTCTTTTTATCGGGTTTTGCAGCAGCCATTTCCTATCCTCCCTGTTTCATCGGATGAATGGATTATCACACAGGAGCTGTCCGCTTGTCCGGACAGCGAGAATTTTTTTGGGGGTGACTTAGCGGGCGGGGTGGCGGGTGCGGAAGGCGCGGATCTCGTCCGCGAAAAGCTCTTCCAGAGAGGCGGCATCGCCCTCGGAGGGCTGGTCGGAGGAGGAGACGACGCCGAGGACCCGGCCGCGGATGACCAGGGTGTTCTGCTCGCTCTTGGCGGGGTACGGGACGGCGGGGTTGACGGAGCAGAGCGTATAGTCGGCCCCGACGCGCTTAATGACGGCGCCGTCATCGGTATCGACAAGCACGTCCTCACCCGGGTCGGCCGAGGAGGCGGCCTGGTAATAGACATAGTCGCCGCTGTGATAAACAGGCTCCATACTGCAGCCGTCGACGAGGGCAATGCCGTCGGCACGGGCATTGAGCTGATTGCGGCGGAGGAAGGTATACTCCGGCGGGAGGTCGGGCACCTCGCTGCCGGTGCCGGCGGCCAGAGAGCCGGGACGCACGAGGAAGAGGGCATAGTCCTCCTTCAGGCGGGCGTCGAGGGCACGCTGTTCCTCTTCCGCCAGGGCACTGACCAGACGGTCCGCCACCCGGCGGCCTGCGGGAGAGAGGGCACGGAGGTGGCGGACAACGCGATCCTCGAGCGGGGAAAGGCCATTCTCAGCCGGGATGCCGAAAAGCTCGTGCAGGCGGATATTCAGAAGGGTGCAGAGGGTGGGGAGCATGGCATAGTCCGGACGGGACTTGTCGGCCTCCCAATTGACCACGGTGTTGCGCGTGACATGCATCATGTCGGCAAGGTCCTTCTGCGAGAGGCGGGCCTGCCGCCGACGCGCCTTCAGCAGGGCGCCGAACTGCAGCGGCGCGCCCTGGGCCCCGGGAAAGCCGACGACCGGCGCACCGGGAACGGAAACCATCTTATCATTTATCATAAATCACCCTCCTGCCCGCATGCCGCGCGGGGCGGAACAAAAAACTGCCTGTGACGAACCGTATTGACTGTGTCCGGGGCCTATTATAGCACAAGTATCTTTTACATTGCAAGAGATAAATGCACAAAATTCTACAACTTTTTCCTTGCATTCCGGTTACAGGCCGGGTATAATGAAGCCCGCAAGCCAAACAAAGGAGGCAGCGGGCAATGCAGACGGTGGGAGAAACGGGCAGCCGGGCAGGCGGACGGACGGCGGCGGGACCTGTGTATTATACGGCGGACAGGGAGAACACGCTGGTGCGCTGGGCGCGGCCCTACAGCGCGGCGGAGATCCTGGAGGCGGTATTCCATCAGGACTTCGGCAGGCTGATCCAGGAAGCGATGGACCGGCACCCGAAGGCAGCCGCCATCGCCGCGGGGCGGGCGGAGGCGAGGGAGTTCCGCCTGATCCGGCCCAATCAGCCGCGGGTGAGAAGCGCGTTCTGCCAGCCGGAGCGGTGCACGCGGGTCGACCTGATCTTCCGGCCGACGGTGGAGGCGACGGTCCCGGCGGGCCGGGAGGCAGGCAGCACAGGGGTGAAGCGGGAGCGCTTTCTGCCGGAGTATCGGATCAGCTATCTGCTGGACCTGAAGGAGATGATCTGCAGCAGGCCGACGGTGGCGGCGTCGTGGCAGGTCCTGCGGGACGGGTTCACGGAGATGGGCGTCGGGGTCAGCGATGCGTATCTGCTGCCGGTGCTGGGTCAGGAGGACTACCCCGCCATCGCCAAGGCGTTTCTGCGCCGGTACTATCCGGAGGCGCTGGAGGAGGCGGCGGCCGTGGACGGACGGCAGCTGGCCTTGCGGATGGGCCTGAAGGTGCGGCACGTCCGTCTGGAGAGCGGCAGCGAGGCGATGGGCCTCGTGACCTTTGACCGGATGCGCGTGAAGCTGGAGGATGCGGAGGGACGGGTCACGGAGGAGAGCATCCCGCCCATGACCGTGCTGATCAACACGGCGCTGTGCAGGACGGAGGAGGCGGAGAACACGACACTGGTGCACGAGTGCTGCCACGTGTATCTGGACAGGCTGTTCTTCCGGCTGCAGATGCTGAGCGGGAAGCCGTGCACCGTGTCGATGAGCCGGAGGCGGCCGGGCGCGCCGCGGGCGGTCCGGGCGGCCGGGCCCCTCGCGTGGATGGAGACGCAGGCGGAGAAGCTGCCCGCGTACATCCTGATGGAGGAGAACAACAGCCTGTCGCGGATCGGGCAGCTGATGGCGGAGGGCGGCGGGGCACGCACGCCGGAGAACATCGGGCGGGTCATCCGCCGTCTGGCGGAGGACTTCGGGGTGTCGCGCAGCATGGCGCGGTGCCGGATGATCGAGCTGGGGTATCCGGAGGCGGAGGGCGTATTCGGGTACCGGGACAGCAGGCGGATCCCGGATCACGGCTGCGGAGGGGCGTGGCCGGGCGGGGTCAGCTATACCATATCGCAGGCGGACGCGGGCGCGCTGCTGCAGGAATCCGCCGACTTTCGGCGCGCGCTGGGGAGCAGGCGGTATGTGTATGCGGAGGGGCACTTCTGCCTGGACGAGCCGCGGTACATCCAGGCGGGCAGCGGGCCGGAGAAGAGCCTGACCGCCTACGCGCGGCATCACATGGAGGAATGCTGCATCGCGTTCGAGGTCGGCGGGTACCCGGCCGGCACCGCCGGGGAGGCGGCGTGGGCGGCACGCAAGAGGCCGGTGAAGGACCAGTATCAGACGCGGTACAGCTTTGCAGCCGAGCCCGAGACGAAGGCCGGGAGGAAGGAGAACGAGCTGTTCGCGGCGGATGCCCGGATGTGGGCGGCGCTGGAGGCCGAGCTGCCCGACGACATCGCGGGGGCGGTGCAGGTCATCCTGGACAGGAAGGGGCTGTCGCAGGAGGAGCTGGCGATGCGGCTTGGGGTCAGCCGGGCCGCGCTGCGGAAATGGTGCACGAGGGGGATGTCGCTGCGGCATGTGGTGGCGATCTGCATCGCGCTGGACGTCTGGGGGCACGTGGGAGAGAATCTGGTGCGGCTGGCGGGATACAGCTTTCGGATGACGGATGAGCAGAAGATCCTGCACATGATGCTGTATGACACGAAGGATCTGACGGTGGCGAGGGCGAACGGGATCATGCGGCAGCACGGGATGAAGCCGCTGACGGAGGGAAGGGAGGAGGAGTTTTAAAAGTTCAAAGTTCAAAGTTTAAAGTTCAAAGTTCAAATAAAAAAAGCCCGACTGAGAGGCACTGCAATTGCGCGGAAGGGTACATTTCACCTCGCACCAAAGCACTGCACCGCGCATATATTGTTTAAATGAACCAGGTTCTGGTTTTCCGACTATCACCAAAAATTTTTATCATTTTCGGCACTGGGGAGGGTGCCGGATTTTTTTTGCTTTTTTGGGGGAAGGCGGGGGATGCCGCGGGGACGGGGGCGGGAAAACGGGCACCCACGGGGGCTGCTGAAACGGGCGGAGAAAAGGGTTATGGTACAGGCGTCAGGCGGGCAGAGGCCCGGAAAAAAAGAAGAAAAAGAGGAGGAAAAAATGGGAAACACGGAGATGGAAAGGGTCACATTTTTCCGTTCGTACTTCGACGTCGAACAGCAGCTGAGCAGCAAAAGGGACAGGCTGGCGTTCCTGGAAGCGATCCTTTTTTACGCATTTGAGGGGAGGGTTCCGGAGATCACACCGGAGGCAAAGATCGTCTTTACGCTGGTGAAACCCATGCTGGATATCAGCAGAAAGCGGTCGGTCTGCGGGAAAAACGCGCGGAATCCTGCGCCGGGAATGCCCGAAAACACGGGGGAAAACCGACATTTTGCCGAAACAGAATGTTACACGAATAAGAATATGAATATGAAGAAGGAATATGAAAATGAAAAGAAGGAATGGAAGGTAAGGTATGACTGAATCGATGATACTGGAAAGCTATGACCTGGGCGGGGTGGACTGTCCGTACTGCAGGAACAGCGGGATGGTCACCCGGGTCGGAGAGGACGGGGCGCTGTACTCGCGCGAGTGCCGCTGCATGAAAAAGCGCATCGCCCTGCGGCGCATCCGGCGGAGCGGCATGAGCGACCTGCTGAGGCGATACCGGTTTGACAGCTATATCGCCGAGACGCCCGAGCAGGAAAAGATCCTGCGGCTGGCGCGGCGTTTTGCGGCGAAGGACAGCGGGTGGTTTTACATCTTCGGTCAGAGCGGCGCCGGCAAGAGCCACATCTGCACCGCCATCTGCGGGGCGCTGATCGAGCGGAGCAAGGACGTGTACTATATGCCCTGGCGGGACGAGAGCACGGCGCTGAAGTCGCTGGTCACGGACGCGGCGGCGTATACGGGCAGGATGCGGGTGCTGAAAAAGACCGAGGTGCTGTATATCGACGACTTTCTGAAGGGCGGGGACACGGACGCGGACATCCGCCTGGCGTACGAGATTTTGAACAGCCGCTACAACGACAGGGGGCTGCGGACCATCCTGTCGAGCGAGATGACGCCGGAGAAGCTGCTGCGGCGGGACGAGGCCCTGGGCGGGCGGATCTATGAGCGGGCGCGGGGCTATGTGCTGCAGGCCCCGCAGGGGAACCGGAGGTTGGAAAGCAAATGATGGGGATCGAAGAAGAAAAACAAGGACGGTATCTGACCGTCGAGGATATCGAAGCGCTCGGCACGAACCCCTGGGAAAGGCTGGCAAACGCGATCATCTGGCAGGCCGCGGAGGATTACAGGACTAAGGAAAGCAGGACAGAGCTGGAAAAGCTGGATCGCTTTTTTCGCTCTGCGGGCTTCTCGGCGCTCTGCGGGCTCGACGGGGAAAAGCTGCTTGCAAGACTGAAGGAGGAGAAAAAACGGAATGGATATCCAATCGTATCTGAAACAGGCCCGGTATCTTGACCTGCGGATCAACATGAAGCTGATGCAGCTGACAGCCCTGCGAAGGCAGGTCCTGGCGGCCGATCCGGACGGCGGCGGAGGCGGGGCGGCTGCGCTGGAGGACGAAATCCGCCGGGATATCGACGAGATGGCCGCGCTGAAAACGCAGATCATGGGGCTGATCCGCCGCCTGTCGAGGCCCGAGTATCAGACGATCGTCGAGTTTCGCTATCTGTACGGCTGGTCATGGGAGAAGATCTCGGCCAACATCGGCTTCTCGAAGTCTTATGTGCGGGAGATGAACAGCCGCGCGCTGCGGGAATGCGGGCTGCTTTTGAAAGTCCCTGACGAATCGGCGCAAAACAGCACTTTTCTTACGGAAATTCCGGCACTTTCCGGCAGACGCTGAGGCCCCTCTCTCTGCTATACTGCCGCAGAACACAAAAGAGGTGAAGGCATGAAGCGAAGGAAAACGCAGGCCGAGCTGGACAACCTGAAAAAAGGAAAGGCAACGCAGTTTACATCGGAAACCGCGAGAGAAAACGGGAGGAAAGGCGGGTATGCAGCGGCGGAAGCCAATCGGCGCAGGAAGGCGGTTGCGGAATATGTGTGCCAGATTGGCGCCGCCCCTGTGCAGGATGACGAACAGCGGCAGATCCTGGCCGAGCTCGGCATTACGGACGAGGTCGTTCAGAACGATGCCATGATTGCCGCCGGTCTGTATTACGAGGCAAGAAGCGGGAATGTCACCGCCATCGAAAAGTGGGAAGAGATGGTGGACCGCGTCGAGGGGCAGGCGTTCGAGAATCTCACCAGCGCCGATGACCGGGCGCTGGCTCTTGCCAGGGCGCATTACCTGGAGAATATCAATTCGAGCTTCGGCGCCATCAGCGTGTATGCGCTCAAGCACCGCTACACCCACTATGAGGCCAGCGGCGGCCGCGGCAGCGGGAAGTCCAGCTGGGCCTCCCTCACCGTCGTCCGCCTGGTCATGGAGAACCCGGACGTTCACGCGCTGGTCCTGCGGAAGGTGGGCAACACGCTGCGGGACTCGGTCTACAGCCAGTATCTGTGGGCCATCGAGCAGCTGGGGGTGAGCGAGTTCTGGGAGGCGCGGAAATCCCCTCTCGAGCTCATCTATCTGCCCACCGGGCAGAAGATCCTGTTCCGGGGCGCGGACGACCCGATGAAGATCAAAAGCATCAAGATGAAATTCGGGTATATCGGGATCACGCATTTTGAGGAGAAGGACCAGTTCTCGGGCCGGGCAGAGATCGACAGCATCCTGCAGAGCACGATGCGCGGCGGGCCGGTGTTCTGGAACTTCGAGACCTACAACCCGCCCCGGTCGAAGGACAACTGGGCCAACAAGGACAGCGAGGAGGAGAAGAAAAACCGCTTCCAGCACCGAAGCACGTATCTGGATCTGGACGACCCGGAGTGGCTGGGCGAGGCCTTTTATGAGGAGGCCGAGAGCCTGAGGGAGCGGGACGAGGGCCGGTATCAGCACGAGTATCTGGGGGTGCCGGTGGGGACCGGCGGAAGCGTGTTCGAGAACCTGGAGCTGCGGGTCATCACGGATGAGGAGCTGAGCCGGTTCGACCATATCTTTCAGGGGGTGGACTGGGGATGGTTCCCGGACCCGTACGCCTTTGTCCGGCTGCACTATGACAAGACGCGGGAGACGATCTATCTGATCGACGAGCACTTCGGCAACAGGATCTCGAACGAGCAGGGCGCCGGGTGGATCCTGGAGCACGGGTACAACGACGTGCAGACCGTCTGCGACAGCGCCGACCCCAAGAGCATCGCGGACTACCGCAGTCAGGGCATCCGGGCCAAGGAGGCCGTGAAGGGGCCGAACAGCGTGGAGTACGGGATGAAGTGGCTGCAGAACCGGACCATTGTCATCGATAAGCGCCGCACCCCGCATGCGTATGAGGAGTTCGTGAACTACGAGTTTGAGAAGAACCGGGCGGATGAGTGGATCAGCGGCTACCCGGACAGGAACAACCACACCATCGACGCGGTGCGGTACGCGCTGGAGAGGGCCGCGAACAAATTCGGCAGTAAAGCATGACAACTCAGATTATCGAAAAACTCAAAGAACTCGGTTACAGCACCGTGCCGGCAGATCATTATCGTCAGATCGACATTTGGAAAAAATGGTACGCGGGACATGTAAGCAGCTTCCACGATTATAAGGTGTTTAACGGGCTTCGGCATGTCCCCTGCCATAAGGTCACCGCAGGCCTGGCCAAACAGGCCTGCGAGGACTGGGCCGACCGCCTGATGAACGAGAAGGTCGCGGTGCACATCGACGGCGAGAAGGAGCAGGCCTTCTTCGACCGGGTCTGCAGGGAGAACCGCTTCCGGTCTATGATGAACCGGTATCAGGAGCTGTCCTTCGCCCTGGGCGGCGGCGCCGTGGTGGCGAGGCTGGGCGATATCGCGGTGGACTGGCGCGGGCGCATCGCCGGCACGGCGGGCAGGCTGTTCCTCGACTTTGTCGCGGCGGACGGCATCTTCCCTCTCAGCTGGCAGGGCGGGGTCATCCGGGAATGCGCCTTCATGACGGAGTTCGTCAGGGGCGACGCGGCCTACTGCTATCTGCAGCTGCACGTGCTGGAGCCGGGCGGGAAGTACGCCATCGAGAACCATGTGTACCGCAGGGACGGCGAGTGCCTGACCGAGGCGGAGCTCGGCACGGTACCGGGTTTTGAGGGGATCGCCGGGCGCTTTCACACGGGGTCCGAGCTGCCGCTGTTCGTGCTGTTCAAGCCGAATATCGCGAACAACCTGGACCCGGAGAACCCGCTGGGCATCTCGGTATACGCCAACGCCATCGACCAGCTGATGGCCTGCGACAACATCTTTGACAGCTTCAACTCGGAATTCGCCCTGGGGCGCAAGCGCATCATGGTCAAGCCCGAGGGGATCCGCAGCGCGGACGGCGAGCCGTACTTCGACCCGAACGACCTGGTGTTCTATCTGCTGCCGGAGGACGCGCAGAACGAATCCACCGTGCAGGAGATGGCGGCCACGCTGCGCATCGAGGAGCATCTGACCGGGCTGGAGACGGCCCTCGGCATGCTGGCGGTGAAGTGCGGCTTCAGCCCCGGGCACTGGGAGCTGGACCGGCGGCAGCGCACCCTGCGCACGGCCACCGAGGTCATCAGCACGAACAGCGCGGAGTTCCGCACGCTGAGGAAGCACGAGATCGTGCTGGAGGAGGCCCTGACCGGGCTGGCGCAGATCGTGCTGAAGCTGGGGAACCTGTGGTTCGGGATGAAGCTGAAGGAGGACGCGGCGATCAGCGTGGACTTTGACGACAGCATCATCGAGGACAAGGACACGAGCTTTGAGCGGGATCTGCGGATGCTGGAGATGGGCGTGATCACCCCCGCGGAGATGCGGGAGAAGTGGAGAGAAAAACAAAGTTCAAAGTGAAAAGTTCAAAGTTCAAAGTTTAAAGTTTAAAGTTCAAATGAGGAGGAGCTTATGGAAGAAGAAAGGCAGGAAGAGAGCACCGTCGAGGTGAAGGCGGAGGAGGCCGTCCCCGTGGAGGAAGACGCGGCGGAGGCGGCGGATGAGGAGAAGGAGGACCCCGAGACAGTGAAGCTGCGGGAGGAGCTGGCGGCCGTCAGGGGCCAGCTGCTGCGCCTTGAGCACGAGCGCTATCTGCTCTCGCGCGGGGTGCCGGAGGAGGACCTGGACTATTACGCCTTCAAGATCGAGCACAGCGAGGGCGCCGGGGACGACTTCCGGAAGGCCGCGAGGGACTATCTCAAGGCGCATCCGGTGCGCAGGACCGCGGTGAGCTCGGGGGCCGAGCTGGGCGCCGCCGGCGTCCGCAAACCCGGCAGCGCGAACGAGATGATGAACCAGCTGCTGAGAAACCGATAAGGAGGAATTTATAATGCCGAGTATTGAAAGAGACAATCTGGCGGGGATGATTCCCGAGCCGGTCACGAGAGAGATTTTCCAGGGGGTCGTGGAGCAGAGCGCCGTGCTGAGGGTCGGGCGCAAGCTGCCCAACATGACGTCCAAGACCCAGACCATCAACGTGCTGGACATGCTGCCCATCGCCTACTGGGTGGACGGCGACATGGGCTTCAAGCAGACCGCGGCCCAGGCCTGGGAGAAGAAAAAGCTGCACGCCGAGGAGCTGGCGGTCATCATCCCGATCCCCGAGGCCGTGCTGGCGGACACGAACTATGACATCTGGGCCGAGGTCAAGCCCCGCATCGTCGAGGCCATGGGGCGCCGGGTGGACGAGGCCATCCTCTTCGGCACCGGCAAGCCCTCGACCTGGCGCAAGGGCATCGTGCAGACGGCCGCCGAGGCCGGCACCACGGTCACCGCGACCAGCGACCTGTTCGCCGACATCATGGGGCCGGGCGGCCTGATCGCGAAGGTGGAGGACAACGGCTATCTGCCGACGCGGATCCTGAGCGCGATCTCGATGCGCTCGCGGCTGCGGGCGCTGACGGACCAGGTGGGGCATCCCCTTTTCATGCACAGCATGCAGGGTGCGGCCCAGTATGACCTGGACGGGATCCACCTGGACTTCCCGATGAACGGCGCGTGGGATGACAGCGAGGCGCTGATGATCGCGGGCGACTTCAGCCAGCTGGTGTACAGCATCCGGCAGGATGTGACCTACAAGGTGCTGACCGAGGCCACCATGAACCCGGTGAGCGCCTACCGCAGCGACCTGCAGAGCTACAGCCCCTTCGCGGTGTATATCCCCGAATAATGGCTGCGGATTTTGAATACTACCGCGACACCTATCTCGGTTCCCTGCTGACGGAAGAGAACTTCCCGAAGTATGCGCTGCGGGCGGATTCGTATCTCGACCTGCTGACCACCGGACGCTATGAAAATGACTGCCTCCCGGAAAAAGCCGTGGAGGCAGTCAAAATGGCGGAGTGCGCGATCGCGGAGCTCTGTCTCAACCTCGAGCAGGCCGAGCTGCAGAGCGACGCGGCATGGAAGGTGCAGTCTGAAAAAGTGGGCAACCACAGTGTGCAGTTTCGCAACAACGCGGAAATTGCCGAGCAGACGGAGAAGCAAATCCGTAAAGCTGCCGAGCGCTATCTCCTCCGCTGGGGACTGCTGTACAGGGGGATTCCGTCATGTACACACCGCATACAGTAAGTTTGATCAATCAGCATGGGCAGGATTATTATCTGACGATCCTGCGGGGCGTGATGGTGCAGGACCTGGAAAGGCGGGCTGTCCTTCAGGCCGGCGACTATGACTCCAGCTATACGAAGATCTTCATCCCCTTCGGCGTCGATGCGCAGAATGCCGACGGCGAGCCGGTCACGTACCTGCCGCCCAGGCAGTATGCGAAGACTCAG